CTTGATGCCTTCGATTTCCCAGTCCGGCACCACCTTGTCGGCGGCGTCTTGGCCAAACTGGGCAATCAGCCATTCGCGCATATTGCGCCACAGCCGGGCGGCGATACCGTGTGCCGCCTCGGAAAACTCAATCACACCTTCCTCGGCTTCGCCGAACTCAATCGCCCGCAGCCCCTTGACCGCCGGGGCGTGTGCGCCGAGAAAACCGACATGGCGCAGGTAGTAGCTGTCCGGTACCGGATTGTTCGGATGGCCGGGCGGCCAAAAGGAGGCGGATACCTTCTTGTAGCGGCCGGCACGGACGGCCTCGGCAAAGCCATCATCCATTTGGGCAAACTCGGCAGTCAGGCTGCCACCGTCGGCCGCCAGCTTCGGCACCCAGCCGTAGGCCGGGGCGTTCATGGCCGGATGGCCGATGACAATCGGCGCTTCGTGCAGCTTCGGGTCGTACACCTCGGCGGCGCGCTGTACGTCGGCATCCGTGATGTTCCACCGGCTGCCATCGGCACTGATGCGCTCGCCACTTCGAAAAATCTCAAACATAAAAAATCCCCATCACTCGTGTTAAGCGAATGATGGGGCATGGGCTGCCTGAAAGTCCTTTAAACGGGTTTAAAAAAATACCGCCGAAGCCGGCATCGCCAAATTTGCGTTTTAAGCGCGTTCGGGCGGCGGGATAAGCAAACGTACCAAACCGTAAAAAGACATCGGTCAGGAACGTTCCTGACCGACCTTGTGCGCGTTTTAATCTGTTTTACTCCCTTTGCCTTTCCCTTCATCGAACAAATCCTGCTGTGCGGCGTCGATTTTAGCCTGTCGTACCCGTTCGATGATGCGGTAAATCCACTGCTCCGAAAACCCGTACTCACGTGCCAGCTCTTTTTGATTGGTACCATCGAACTTGTCAAAGATTTCTACGTCGCGCTCATCGATGTCCCACAGCACCCCGTGCGGGATATACAGGTTCTGTCCGCCCCATTCCCGCGCCATACGTTTGGCCACATGGTTACCGATGGTTTTGGCCTGTTTTTTGTCCGCCACCCCGGCAGAATGCACTTCCTCTCCGACCTTGGCCGCCAAATCGGACAGCAGCTCGGCCACCCTTGCCTGCGTCATGTTCCCGCTCCTTCCCGCGTTACCCGCTGTTTCCATTTTTTCAAATGCTCAATTACCCGCGAAGCATCGTCCACGCTCAGCCAGCCTTGGTAATCCACGCCGGTCATGCGGCTGACGAAACGTGCCAGGCTCAATTCGCTCGGGCTGCGCACCGCACCCAAGCGGTGCAGCTCCAGCCACAGAGCGCGGATTTTTTTAATCTGCGCGTCCACCCCGTCCGCTGCCTCACGCACCGGGATATCCTGCCAGCCACTCTCGGCCTGCGCCTTGGTGGTCACCACGAAGCCCTGCGCCTTCATACCACGCAAGGCCAGCTCCAGCTCGGACACGCTCATCTGCTTGCTGCTGGTCTTGCCGCCCGATACGTTGGCCAGCAGCCTGCGGTAGGCGGCATCGTCCAGCATCAGCTGGTTCTTGGCCACGTGCAAGAGCTTAATCAGGCGGGCTTTCTTGTGGGCTTTGGGTTCGCGCATCTTCAATCTCCTAATGTTCCACTGATGCCGCCGCACTGTGGCAGCAGCATGGGTTGAACATCACTTATTGTTTGAGGGCGTCGCGCAGCGGCTTGCCGGCTTTAAACTTAGCCTGTCTGGACGCCGGAATCGTGATGGCTTCACCGGTGGCGGGATTCCGGCCTTGGCGTTCGGCTCGCTCGACTACGGTAAAGGTACCGAAGCCCACCAGCTGCACGTCTTCGCCGCGCTTGAGGCTGTCGGCCACGATGTTTTCAAAGGCGGCCAAGGCTTTGGCGGTATCGGCCTTGCTGAGTCCGGACTCGGCCGCCATCACGTTAATCAAATCGGTTTTATTCATGGTATTACTCCTTAAGTGGTAAACGGCAGACCGTGCCGCGCGGGTTACTGCTTAATCTCTGGGACATCTTGCACTTCCTCACCACGTAGGCGAGCGTTGGCATTGATGGTCATCATCGCTATGGCGGCATAATTCTGTGCCGGGGTATTCTTGGAGGAGATACCGCGCACCATAGGTACGTCACTGGTACATCCGATGTCCAGCGTATTTTCCACGTCTTCGATGGTAATGATTACTTTGGCCATATCGTTACTCCTGCCAACCGCCCATCAATTCAACCAGCTCGCCGATTAAGGCGCTCAGGTTGGCAGACACAATGACCTGCGAAGCAGCGGCCAAGTCGGCGGCATTGTCGCCGTGGTTTTCCGCCGCTTCCTGCAGCACATCCAAATACTGGATACGTTTGAGCGTGAACTCGCTGGTTAGCACAAAGGCAACCCGCCCGTCCCAAACCAAGCCCAGCTCGCTCACTATCTTGCCGCAGCGCACATGGCCGGCCACTTCCTCGGCTGTCAGGTCTTGCCGTTTGATGCGTATCTCCGGCGGCACATCACCCGCGCCTCGCAATGAGGCAATGTCGGCCAGCTCAAAGCGTCCGGCTGCCTCGCCGCGCAACAGCCATTCAGTCATCAGTGCCGATGGCGTTTGGCGGGTATGTGCCAGCCGGGTTTTCAAGCCGCCCAAGGCTTCGCGCAGTTTAGCGAGCAGGTTTTCCGCTTTGGAGGCTGCCGCGCTGTCTACCAGCAGCAGGCCGTCGGCGAAGAGCGCACGGGTATGGGTGGCGCGGACAAAGGCTCGTGGCAGCAACTCATCGGTTACCTGCTCTTTCAATTCCTGCCGTTCTTTGCGACCGACCGAACGGCATTCCTGCTGCTCAATACGTGCCACCCGTTCGCCTACCGCCCGTTGGATAACGCTGCCCGGCAGCACCTTCTCTTCCCGCTTCAACACAATCCCCATTGTTTTTTCAGCCTGAAAGACCAGCTCGGGGGTAAAGCTCTGCGGTGCGGTAAAACCTTCGGCAAACCAATCTAACCCACCGCACGGGGCAAAAGAGGCACCGGCCAATGCGTCGGCCAGCACGGCGGCATTCGGAATTTCAGACGGCCTGAATATGGTGCATTGACTAAACCACATAATTACACCTTTGCAAAATCCAAATTAATCAGCTCATACTCGCCCGTATCGTCTTTACGCTCGTAAAAGCGGATATACTCGCGGCTGGTTTGGACGTGCAGGCTGTCGGAAAGTGCCTGCATGGCGCGCTGCCATTTCTCGTCTTCGATTTTGAGGGTACGCAGCTCCAATACGCGTTTGACATTGATTTTGCCTTCGGCGTTGACGTTAAAAGCCTTCTGTACAATCGCCTTCAGATTCACGTTTGCATCTTTGGTGTAGTCGTCGAGGCATTCGTCAATCAGGGCTTTGGCGGCTTGGATGCGCTCGTCGAACTGCTGCACGTCCTGATTGGCAATCAGGATGCGGTATTTGCCGTCAAAGCTGTGCAGGGTGGTATTGCCCTTGACACTGCGCTTTACGCCGTATTGCTCCACACTCATGTCGATAAAGGCATTGGCTTCCGCCATCGCTTCGCGTTTGAGCGTCGCCAGTTCCGCCTTCACAGGCAGCACCTTGGCAACCAGCCCGCGCACCAAGTCGTCGCGGAAGAGGTCGATTTCCTTGATGGCGGCTACCGGCACCAGCGCACCGCGCGCGTCCTTGCGGTATTGGCTCATATCTAAATCGTTCATGGTTTTTCCTTTTTCCGTTCGTTGTAAATCTTTAAACATTCATCTACAGATCGATGCCTCGGTCCGTATATCCAGCCCCTGTCCATACAGGGTGCTTTTTTCAGACGGCCTGTCAGCTTTTTCAATTCCGCCGATTGTGCTTTACCGTATTCCGTCGGACGGTGCTTCTTTTCCAGCCTCGGCACCATCCTGACATCCTCAGGCGGCAGGTGCCGTATCAGGTCGGACGGGTTCGGCCATTCGGACGAGGTGGCGGCGATGGTTAAAAATGCCGCCTTTATCCTTGCCGTATCGCGCTCGGGCTGCCAGATGCGGCTGCCCAGTATCCCGTGCCAGAGTTTGGCGACCGCCGTCAAATCCGCCGAAGCGGGACGACCCTTGAGATTCAGAGCGGCGAGCATCATAAAGCCCTGCGCGATTTCCCGTTTCAGCCAGTTATCCTTGTCCTCCATTTGCCCACTCCATCAAATCGCCCGCGCCGCTCCTCAATTTGGTACTTACTCCCTCTCCCGTGGGAGAAGGTTGGGGATAGGGCAAAACCGCCGTTTCCGCCGTCTTTTCAGGCGACCAAAACGTAATGTTTTCCAACAAAAAACCGTGGCTGGTCAGCGGTGGCGTCAACTTGCCTATATCCCGTGCCTCAAGGCATCGCGTTGCCGCCCAAATCCAAGCCTCGCGCGGGGCCGGGTACGTTTTGCGGTTACGGACGATTTCGCCCTCCCGTATCATCGGCGCAATCTCGCCGACGAGCTTTGAAACCCGGTTAAAACTTAAATCCTTTTCGGCGGGGCGGAACAGCGTCAGATACCGCAAAACCGCCTTAAAAAGGTCGTCTGAAATGCCGGTCAGGGCAATCAGGGCCTCGCGGGCATCGTCATGGGCGATTAAGACATCCAAGCTCATCACCGCGCCGCAGGTGGGGCAGCGTACTTTCATCTCGCCGCCTCCAAATCCTCATTAGTCGGCTCATACGGCAGATCGGGGTAAATTCCGCGTGCAATCGGCATGGCTTCTGCCGCGTCCTGTTCGGTTACCGGTTCGGCCGCTATGTCGGATACCGGTACGGCAGGGGCTTTGTCGGGTACGCAGCTGGCGGCAGCGAAGTAGAAGATGATGACCGCTGCCGCAACCAATAGCCGCCATAAGAAAATTTTTACCGCTTCCATTTCATCCCTCCTTGCCGTCGTCTGCTTCATCAATGCCGGCGGCCACCGCCAGCGCAACAATGTCATGCCATTCCAGCGTGAAACGTTTGCCAGTGGTTTTGCTGATTACGATGGGCTCGAAGCCGACCGTACTTTGCATGACATACTCCCTGCCGCCCAACTCACCGCTGCCTACTTCTACCCGCAGCATTACTGCCTCAGGCTCGATAAACCTGCCGTATTGTTTCTCCATCTCACACCCCCCTTACCATATCGCCGTCCACCGGCATCTGCAGCTCGGCCGCTTGATTCATTGCGGCACTGACTAGGTTATTGACTGCCAGCGGGTAGAGCAGGCTGTGCTCTTCCACCCCGCGCCCGCTGCGGCCGCGCACCGTCAGCCGTTCGGCCACCGCGTCAATCGCGCTCTCATCCATAATTTTGGTGATGTCGCCGC